AGGTAGTGAATTTGTGATAGGAGGAAACATCTATGTCGCTGGTATAGATTCATCCATTAATGGTGTACAAACAATAACATCGATTAACACTTCGGCAAAAACTATTACATTCCTAAATCTAGGAGGTGATGCGACCTTGGCCATAAACTCTAATTCAGTCGTTTCAAGTGTCTTGAATTTTGCTCTAAACGATGACGGGGTAAATGAGGTTTATGGATCAGCGGTTTACAGCGATGCTTCATCAAATTCAGATGACTACATATTTACCGCGACAAATAATGTTTGTGTGATTGTTCGACTAAAAGACACAGCCCTATTTAAGTGCCGATATGAGGGTGGCGGTGAGACGGTGGATTCCCCTGTAGGTATGTCTCAGGGATTTGACAAAATGTTTATCTTCCGCCCAAGGAAAACCGCTTTGTCGGCCAGCCCATCACTTAATGAAATTGGCATATCCTCTGCCTCTCAATCAGGTCAGGTAATAACGGTAAATACATCGGCAAATCATGGTCGGGTAGTGGGTGACTTTGTCACGCTGACAAACCTAGGTAATTGGACTATCAATCCCAATAATTGTTATCAGATAGTAACCGCTCCAACTGCCACTCAATTCACCGTGGAGATGGCAGGATCTCAGACAGCTACCTTTAATGTATCGGGTGCATCGGCTGAATACTTTGCGGACTTTACCAGGGTAGCTCGTGGCACTTATACAGCGCCCGCTTATCTTACAGACACCACCGCTACTGCACTAAACGGCGTGGTAACTATGGATGTGATTAATCATGGGCTGGAGCAAGGAAACGAGGTAACCATTAGGGATGGGGCATCCCCATACGATTTATTCCAAAATCAAAAAGCAATCATTACTTCCACCCCAACAGTAGACCAATTTACTTTTAATTTAGGGGTAGAGACAGTATCACTTGGTGCATCCCTCACGGTCTCCAAACAGTTGGCAATCGGGAAGGGATTTATCCATATGCCATCTGCCCCGTGGGGAGAGTTTCACCAGCGTAGACTTTGGCTGCCGTATTGGTACACTTCTGATGTATCACCCAGCACTCGAAATGTTCGGGACGAACTCATTGCCAGCGATATCTTTGATAGCGATACATATGATAGAATCGGCAATCAGTTCCGAGCGAGTGCCGGGCAGAGCGATTACACCGTGGGGCTTACAGGTTTTACCAACGACTCCATAGTAGTCTTTAACCGCAAATCCATCCACCTAATGACAGGCGTGAGTGGATCTCTTTCCGATGTGTCCACCAATGTGGTAACCACAGAGATCGGAGCATCCGCAAGGAAGTCAATCGTCCAGGTGGCGAACAAGATTCTATTCTTATCAGACCAGGGCATTTACAGCGTGGAGTTCCTCGATGAATACAATTTACGAGGAACAGGCACACCGATATCCGAAACCATTCAGCCCTACATAGATCGGATAAATCAGAACTATGCCCATCTTTCCACAGGCGTATATTTCAACTCCCGCTATTGGCTGGCCGTCCCACTAGACTCTACTCCTGGTGCGGGCAATGCGACTAAGCTCAACACCATAATCGTTTACAATTTCATTAATGGTGGATTTGAAAGTATCGATTCCGTAAACTCTGTAGACTTTGCCATTCGCGATTTACTTGTTGCCCGTGAAGGAGCGCAGAATGCTCTATACCTCACAACCGAAGAGGGTGGAGTGCATAAGATAGATGGCAATGAGGGAGGCGATGTGGTTTCGATTACAGCAGGGCAGGCAAGTCCCTCCACCATCCCTATAATTAGTCAGCTAACCACCCGCCAATACGATGCCGAAAGTATGGACCGTAAAACATACAGCCGCGCAGAGTTCCATGTAAAATCAAATACCGGCTTTTCTACTGACGGTAACATCCAATTTATAACCGAAGACCCCGACTCGGTAAGCACAAGCACAGCAATCTCCAGCCTGTTAGGTAACTCATTGCCCGACTCGGAGGAAGCTTCCCTACGCCTTCGGGTAAATAAGAAGGGGTTTGGCATACAGGCAGATTTCCGGCCATCCATAGGCCGACCATACCTTCGGGCTACCAAGATAGACGCAAGAATTAGTAACCGATCCACCACATCAATTTCATAAGGAGAATAATATTATGGCAGTATTACAAACAGGACAAAGTTTCGCATCGGGCGACCAGGTGACAGCCCAAAAGTTGCAGGACATCGCAAACCTCGCAACCTTTCGTACAGGTGCTAACAACACCGCAGACGGTTCAACCATAGAAGTCGATGCCAACGGCGGATATTTAAAAGTCAAACAGACAGGTATTACATCTAACGAACTAGCGGCTAACTCCGTTATTACTGCCAAGATACAGGACGGGGCGGTGACTGCGGCCAAGCTCGATAGTGCGGCAGTAAGTGTACTCATGCCGACTTCCACCATTTTGCCGTATGCTGGGATATCCTTACCAGGCAATCCAGGTGATTGGTTGTATTGTGACGGTTCAGAATATGACAGAGAAATAACACCTGGAGTTAGTACACCACTTTTTGCGGCATTAGGACTTACCTACGGAGTGGGAAACGGATCAACCACATTTAATATCCCTGACCTTCGTGGACGAGTAATTGCGGGTCAGGACGATATGGGTGGTTCATCCGCTAATCGCCTAACCGGTCAGAGTGGCGGCGTTGATGGAGATGGATTAGGTAATACAGGCGGTAGCGAAACGCATCAACTTACTGAAGGAGAGTTAGCGTCACATAATCACGGATATAGTAGGGCTTCAGGTATAGGTGCAGATGGCACAGGCGGTGCTGGTTATATTACCCTCGGTAGTGCCACAACAAGTTCATCAGGCGGCAACCAAGCACACAACAATGTTCAGCCCACCATCATTTTAAATTACATAATTAAAACTTAATCGACATGAATAAAGATCCATTAAGAGAGGCCGCAGAACTTTTAAACAGCCAAGCACCCGAAGGCGAGGAAGTTGCATACATAAATAAAAAAGAAGCTGATATCCTTAAACAACTTGGCGGAGCGGGCGTACCTGTAAACTCATCAGGAGTAAAATCGTACTTCCTCCAAAAACTATTTGGTGGAGGAAAAGATGCACCCCAACTCGAAAAGTTCGATGTAGGGGCATCCGCTCGCGATTATGTAAACGCGATGTCCGATCCCCGGTTACAGGATCAAATGCTTCAAAATCGTCAACGCTACGATCCGCAATACCAAGACTTGCAAATGAGCCTAGCCCGCCGAGCCGCCGACCCGATGGCACAGCTTGCGGAGCAACAGGCCATGCGGTCACAGGAGTTTGGATCGCAAATGGCAGAACGCCAGGCTGGTTCCGATATGTCCCTGATAAATCGATTCGGGGCAGACATGACTGCCGCAGTTCGTGCATCCGATCCGCTCATGCAAGCCCGCGTTAACCAAGCAAACGAGTTGGCCAATCAGGCATATCGCGAGTCACAGATGACTGACTTGTCGCCCGAAATGAGACGCAGGGCAACTCAGTCTGCCCGCGAAGGCTTAGTATCGAGAGGGCGGGACATGGACAATGTGGGCATTGCGGCTGAAGCGATGAGCCGTGAGGATTATTTGCGGGATATCATTCGTGAAAATCGTGACGATGCTATGAAGTTTGGCAATTATGCCATGCGAGGCAACCAAGCAACCTCATACGATCCACTCCGAATTACTGGTGGTGGACAAAACTTCGTACAGCAAGGCTATGGCCAACGAGCCTCCCTGTTTGGATTACCACAGGAATCAGTCACCCGAATCAATCCCGATGCTGGAGTAAATATCGGTATGCAGGAATATGCGAACCGGGCAAACTACCTGGCGAACACTTATGCGGCTAAAGAACAGGCGGCTGGTGGTGCGGCTAGTGGGTTTATGGGGATGTTAGGATCACTAGGCGGAGGGATGCTACAAGGCGGATTCTCCAAAGGTGGTAAATTTAATAAAGGCTAATATCATGGCAATAGGAGACACAGTTCAAGCGGGACTCATGCGAGTCGATTTCTCACCAATCCAACGGGCAGGGGAAGCACAGGCTAGGGCGAACCAGGCGTTTGGGCAGCAAATCGGTAATGTAC